CTCGTAAACTGGAGGAACTTCGTATCCAAAATGGCGGAAAACCTTCATTATTTGTAGTCAAACCTATTGACAAATCTATATAAGAACGTATAATTACTATATCCGGACTTAGGCGCTCATCCCGGAATATAAACTCTGCGTGTCATTGTTCATAAAGGAAAACAACAATGGCAAATTTACAAACAGTTCAATACAAATGGACTAGCACTAAGGAATACGTAGATGCGTTTCCTGTAGCTTATCGCCAATGGCGAGCTGATAGTCACTGCAATCTAATTCACGGTTATGCATTCAGTATGAAGTTCTATTTTGGTACTAACGATTTGGACGTTCGTAATTGGGCAGCTGACTATGGTGGGCTTAAAGAACTCAAAGATATACTCCAAAGCCAATTCGATCATACACTACTTGTAGCCGAAGATGATCCAGAACTTGAAACATACAAATTGCTTGAATCTAAGAATATGTGTAAGTTAACTATCCTACCAAGATTGGGCTGTGAGGGGTTGGCAGATATGCTTTACAAATATGTTAATGGAGTATATATTCCAGACATGTGGGGTCCAGATGAAGCAGCACGATTATGGTGCTATCGTGTAGAAGTACGTGAAACCCAAAGCAATATGGCATACCGCGAAGGGCATCGTGAGTGGAACGAGGACTTGTTTGATTGACAAGCTAGCCTAGTTATGCTATAATAATGTATGACTAAGAAAATTGGATTTGCGTGTAAATGGATCGATAGCCCAGACCAAGTAACTGGCATCAAACCCACGGACGATTGCAAGCAATACAATACTAACAGCACAACGGTTGCTTGGCTAAACCGTCAGACCCGCGATGTAGCTGAACAAAAACTGTGGGATATTATGGTACATAATATCGAAGCTGTACGGAGATTGGTTGAGCGTGTCGGCACACTTGACCCTCATCTTCGCATGGTTAGGCTTGGCAGTGACATTCTGCCTGTTTATACTCACGCTGATTATGCTTATTATTGGCGCAAGGCAGATGTTGTCGCCTACTGCGAAACCAACTTTCAAACAGTGGGCGATATTGCTCGTGCTGGTAATGTTCGCTTGTCGTTTCATCCTGGTCAGTTCACTTGCATTGTTAGCGATAATCCTGGCATCGTGGAACGGTCAATAGAAGAATTAGAATATCACGCAAACATGGCCCGATGGATGGGATATGGTAAATCTAAATTAGACTTTAAGATAAATGTGCATTTAAGTGGCCGACTTGGAATTGATGGATTTGACAAGGCATGGACTACGATGAGCCCTGAGCTAAGAAATTGTCTTACACTTGAAAACGACGAGTATCAAAAAGGATTAGGCGATTTACTATTGCTTAAAGATAAAGTCGGCATTGTATTAGATATTCATCATCATTTAATTAAAGAAGAAAAATATATTCAAGCCAACGATCCACAAATCCTGCAAGTTATTGAAAGTTGGCAAGGAGTGCGTCCTACTTTCCACTATAGTCAATCAAGAGACGAATACATTGGAAAATTATCAGATCGATTGCCGACTATGAGCGAAATGTTGGTTGAAAATAAAAAATCTAAACTTAGATCACATAGTGATTTCTATACTAATAGAAAGATTAATGAATGGGCACTTACTCACTTAAGCTGGGGGGACTGTATGGCAGAGAGCAAAGGTAAGAATTTAGCTTCAGCTGAATTGTTTAATCAGTGGCAGGAATCCATCGAAATCGTTTCTTCCCCTGTTCATCAATATATGCCTGGCGGCGTTGTCCTGCATATTTAATTTTTTTGGTGGCGGCTCCAGCAAGTGTGCGAGCTGATCTTTGTTCTGGGGTCATACTAGCATCTCGTAAAGCTGCTGATTTCTTATAAGATTCTTTTGCAACTAAGCTACGCTTCTCTCCCTTCCTGGCTTTGAGCTTGTTTATTTGATTTTCTCTCAATAGAGGATCTTGCCATCGTGCTTTCATTGCCATTGAAATAGATTCTGTACCAGCCTCTGTTTTATTATTTCTTCCTCTATTAGCATCACCACATTTTTTCTTGTTGTCATCAGAGTGAGTTTTACCATAGAATCCATTTTTTTCGCCGATTAAAATTGGAGGGTTTGCGTTTGAACAAATATTAGTTAAATTATCTAACCCAATTTCTTCTATTAACTGTGATTCATATCTAACAGATTCTTCTTTGGTTAAATCAGTTTTAATAAGTTTAACTATTACTTCAAGCCCTAGTGCTTGTATTTTTCTAATAACTCTATCTTTATGCGGATTATTACACCCGCTAGTAAATGTTAAATGACTCCAGGCTCGTTTTCCTTTTCCCTCGCCGATATAAAACGGCAAATTATCTCTAGGATCAATTAGTTGATATACATAACAGTTATTCATACAACTATTTAGTGTTCTAGCAAGAGAATAATCAAAATAAAAGCACCCGAAGGTGCCTTTACTAAAACAAAATAATCTTACTCTACTTTTGGCTTACGTGTAGTAGCTTTCTTAACTGCTGGCTTTTTAGCTTTTGGTGCAGTTTCTACAACTGGAGCTTCAACTTTATATTCAGCAACAGGTGTTTCAATTTTAACTGCTGGTGAAAACAAACTTTTAATAAATTTAATCATGGTATTTCTCCTGGTGAACTATTTATAAGGTAAATATCACTATGTACAATTTTATCAAATATGTTAGCCTAAATGAAGGGAAAACTCCTAAAACTTTAGAGCAAACTCCTTTACCATATGCCCGCGATGAGTTAGGACGTAGTCTTAGTAAGCAAACCTTAGACTATCATTATGGAAAACTTTATAAAGGATATGTAGATCGTTTTAACAAGGGAGAAGGTGATCCTGATTTTAACGAAGCAGGTGCATTTTTACACGATATATATTTCACTCAATTCCAAGCACCAAAAGGTACTAATTCTCCAGATGGCCCTGCTAGTGAACTTATTACAAAACATTATAAAACTTTTGATAAATTTAAAGACGAATTTGAAAAAACTGCCATGAAAATACAGGGCAGTGGTTGGGTCTATCTAGCCCGCAATGGTGAAATCAAAACGATCAGGAATCACGAAATTAAAATGGATATTGTGCTGTTAATCGACTGGTGGGAACATTCATTTCAATTCGATTACGGAAGTGACAAAAAATCATATCTCAATAACCAATGGAAGATAATGAACTGGAATGTGATCAGCTCTAGAGTTGGTCTAGCAAATAAATAATATTGCTATGAAAATCTGGGAACTATTAAACGAGGGTGTGAACGATCAATTCTTGTATCACGGAGTGCCAGACGGCCCTACTATGATGCAGATATTAAAAAGTGGTGCTTTAAAGCCGCAAAAGCCCTTTGACTTTGATCAAGAGATGGACAGACAACGTGGCGAGAAATCCGTTAAACGTATTAGTCTAACTCGCAACCAATACCTACACTTTCCCTATGGTCACGGAGTAGCACAGTTTGTTATAGATAAAGATGCTCTTCGTCGTGCTGGATACAAAGTAGTACCTAAGGTAGGTGCTATGATGCATTACAAATACGAAACTGAAGAACAGGTATATAAACCTATACCTATTCAGGCTCCATTTATAGTTGAAATACAATACGATCCTGACTTAAAAATCCCCAGAGGTTTTTTTGATCACGCTAAAACAATGGGTGTTAAAATTTCTCCGTGGCGCAAGGAAGGGCAAAATCCCCTAGCTAAACCGCCTGCTGATACTGGACCCCAACCGCAGAACGATTATACAGATCCGTCAAAATTAAAAATACACAATAATGGATATACCAGTGGTAATCCTCCAAAGAAAACCGAACCCACTGAGTGGTATGTAGGTTATAATCGACCAGGTGGATTTATTGATATGATAGGCCAGCGAAGTAAAGATAAATCATATATACAAAAACTTTACCCGCAACTCAAAGATAGAGTTGCTAAGAAATTAGATTTTTCTGGATTACTCCCAGCTGATCAATATAGAAAAGAATGGAAACGTGGATACAGTCAAGTACATCCAGGCGACAAGGATTGGCAAAGCTAGAGTTGGTCTAGGGTCTTAAGACTGCTTACGGGCATATCCCATACTTTTCTACGCTCAACACCTTTACTTTGGGCAAAGCGTTTAGCATCACAATCGCCGCATACATGATATACACTATTGTTTAAACGATTAGGGTCCATGTCTCCTTTATCTCGACTAAACACATTCTGGCAGCAATCGCAACGAAATACAATTACAGCTTTCTTACGGCTATAGGTATGCGTCTTGCCGCGCTTGCTAGTGCGTACATAGTGGTTTTCGCGAAATTCTGTTCCAATATACATAATTGTATTTACATTAAGGTTATAAAACGGTATTGATAAATATCATATCAAGGAACAATCGTGATCACAATCTCAGACTCAGCAAAAGCAAAAATTAAAGATCTTCTATTAGAAGAAAACAATCCCAAGCTAGCATTGCGTACATTTGTACAGGGCGGTGGTTGTAGCGGATTTAGCTATGGATTTACGTTTGACGATCAAGTTAACGAAGATGATTTTGAAATTCCCCTAGATGAATTTAAAGTCTTAGTAGATAGTATGAGTATGCAGTATCTTACTGGTGCTGAAATAGATTATAAAGAAGACACAATGGGCAGTAGTTTTAATATAAAGAATCCCAATGCAACAACAACATGCGGCTGTGGTAGCAGCTTCGGAGTTTAACAAATGACACAACGAGTAATTAATACAGGTATACAGGGCAATGACGGAACTGGTGACAGTATACGTGAATCGTTTACTAAGGTTAATCAAAACTTTACTGAACTATATGCTGTTTTTGGTCTAGGCGGAGCTCTTACTCTTAGTACGTTAGACGACGGTACAACATACACCTCTAATCAAATTATTGCTGCTAATGCTGCTGGAAATAAACTAAGTGCAAGAACACTAACTAGTTCAAACGGTACTATTACTATTGTACATACTCCAGGATCCATTGATGTTACTACCCAAGCTGCTAAACTTATTAGTGACACTAGTCCAACCTTAACAGCTAGTATCAAT